ACAACCTGTTTGACTGCTTCAGTTTTAAACTCTTCGGGATAACGCTTACCGCTCATGGGCACCTCTCTTTAAGCCATCTTAAATGACTCTGAGGTGTCTGTTAAACCCGTGGCGATTCAATCTACTGTAATTGGCTAGTCTAACCTTGCTCGATGGAAAAATTATCAAACATCATTTTTAGGCTGCCAACTGGCGGCCTTTTTCATTTCAGGCTCACGGGAATCATCCGCTACGTGCTTTGTTGATAAATCCAGCCCGTGAAGCCTGACCTTTTCATCACACACAGCGCCATCCGAAAAATCGGAGGTGAGGCTATGACCAGAATGAGCACCATTTACAGCAGACTTTCATATGGAACAGGAACCACGCTGACCGGCTGCGGTGTATCAGCGAAGGCATATGCCGAAACAGCTAAAACAGCAAAAGAGGTGTCCTGGATGTTGGCCGACAGAATTGCAGGGTTAAGCCTGAGCGACTGGGCAATTATTGTCGGTATCGCATGCACTGTTATTACGTGTGCAGTGAACTGGTATTTCCGCTGGAAAGAACGGGAGGATCGGCGCAATGGCTATGCCACCAAAGCTGAAGAATAAACTGAGCGCAGCGGTCGTTGGTTTTATTCTTGCTGGAGCATCTGCACCCGTTATTCTCGATCAGTTTCTGGATGAGAGAGAAGGCAACAGCCTGAACGCTTATAAAGATGGCTCCGGTATTTGGACAATTTGCCGTGGCGCCACGATGGTTGATGGTAAGCCAGTAGTTCAGGGCATGAATCTATCTGTTGAGAAATGCGCCCAGGTGAACGCCATAGAACGCGATAAGGCGCTGGCGTGGGTTGAGCGAAATATCAAAGTACCACTGACCGAACCACAGAAAGCCGGGATCGCGTCTTTCTGCCCATATAACATCGGCCCCGGAAAATGTTTCCCGTCCACGTTCTATAAGCGAATAAATGCTGGCGACCGTAAAGGTGCTTGTGAAGCGATCCGCTGGTGGATTAAAGACGGTGGTCGCGATTGTCGTCTGACCAAAGGCCAGAAGAATGGTTGCTATGGGCAGGTTGAACGACGAGACCAGGAAAGCGCGCTGACGTGCTGGGGGCTAGACCAGTGAGCCTGCGCTATCAGTTCATTGTTTTTTCGCTGCTGGTGGCCGTTGCATTCATCGCGGGTAGTGTATGGAGCAGCAGCGGTTGGGAAAAGAAGTGGGCCGAGCGTGACAGAGTAGAATCATCGCAAACAGCGAACGCACAGACCGCAGCCCGCATGATTGAACAAGGGCGTATTATTGCCCGTGATGAGGCTGTAAGAGATGCACAAGCACAAGCCGCTAAATCGGCCGCTACTGCTGCTGGTTTGTCTGCCACTGTTAGCCAGCTGCGCGCCGAAGCAACAAAACTTGCCACCCGCCTGGACGCCGCAAAGCACACCGCAGATCTTGCCGCTGCCGTCAGAAGCAAAACAGCCGGAGCCGACGCCGCAGTGCTCGCCGACATGCTCGGGCGCCTTGCAGAAGAAGCTCGATATTATGCTGGACGAGCTGACGAAAGCTACCGCGCTGGAATGACGTGTGAGCGGATTCATGACTCGGTGAGAGAGTCAAATAGCCAACAATGAGCTTCGCAATCAGCAGTCGCCAGATGAAAGAGAATAAGCATGTACTGGCTATTGAGCATGAGTACATTATGCATCCACATTTGCTAGTTGGACGACAGTAATTGGTTAATAATTGAACGGAATGCGGTATGATAAACCACATTCATTAAAAGGTCAGCCATCATGTCATTCTTCGATTACGCAATGCAGCGTGTTGGGCTTGTAGCCAATATGACTGTCACGTGTCCGATATGTGGACATAAATCCACACACTCGACCACGAAAGTACGCCAGCAACAGGCGTTACTTTGCCCTAAATGTAAATCGCTGTTTGTCATTCACAGGTAGTGGGTCGCGATACAAATAACCCCAGGCCTCGCAATAGCGGGGCTTTTTTATGCGTATCACACATCCACATGTAAAAGGAAAAATACCATGAGTAACAAAATCATTACGCTATCTGGCGCTGCTAATGAAGTGCTTTATGCGCTGTTTTTCCGTGGCGCGTTGCTGTCAGGTGACCTGCCGTCTAAATCTGGTGCCGCCGAATTACGCGAGCTGGGTTTTGCTGAAACCAGACATACAGCAACTGAATACCAGAAAGAAAATCACTTTACCTTTCTGACATCAGAAGGGCAGAAATTTGCCGTAGAACACCTGGTCAATACGCGCTTTGGTAAGCAGCAATATTGCGCTTCGATGACGCTTGGCGTTGAGATTGATACCTCTGCTGCACAAAAGGCAATCGACGAGCTGGACCAGCGCATTCGTGACACCGTCTCCTTCGAACTTATTCGCAATGGAGTGTCATTCATCAAGGACGCCGCTATCGCAAATGGTGCTATCCACGCAGCGGCAATCGATACACCTCAGCCGGTGACCAATATCTACAACATCAGCTTTGGTGTTCGCAGTGATGAACCGGTGCAGAACAAGGTAACCACCAGCGTCGACAAATTTGAAGTTAATTCTGGTGTCGATACCAATCTCGAAGCGTTAATCGAAAATGCGCTGAAAAACGCTGCTGAATGTGTGGCGCTGGATGTCGCAAAGCAAGTGGCAGCAGACAAGAAAGCGATGGATGATTTAGCAAAAACGATCCGCAACGCTATTCACAATGAATGCTTAGCTGGTGGAATTATTTGGCAAAGATTCAGCCGATAGTCTGCGGAGGTTATATGCAGGTCACTATTGATGGTGTCCCATACGCACCCGCCAGCCTCGTTTCATCACGGATCGGCATTGCTATAACCACACATCAGCGCGCCGAAGTCCTGAAGCGGGCGCTTGAACAGCACATGAAGCACCTGCCAGCCGGTGCGCTGGTGGTGGTGATCGATGATGGCTCAAAACCTGCGGCAGTAGTGCCGAACGGCGTGCAGCTGCTTCGCCATGAATCATCGCTGGGCATTGTCGCCTCGAAGAACGCCAGCCTGACCGCGCTTATGGATGCAGGATGTGAGCATCTCTTCCTGTGGGATGATGACGCCTGGCCTATTGCCGATAACTGGTACTTGCCTTATATCGAATCACCAGAGCCGCACTTGGCTTATCAGTTTCTCGATCTTGCTGGTCCTCGCAAGATAAACGACATGGCAGTGCTGTACCGCGATGATAAGCACATCGCTTACACCGGACAGCGCGGCGTGATGCTGTATTACCACCGCAGCGCCATTGAGAAGGTAGGCGGGTTCGATCCGGTGTACGGTCGTGGTATGTACGAGCATCCCGACCTAGCGCTTCGAATCTACAACGCCGGGTTATCGACCTGGGCATTCGCTGATGTGGCTGGCTCAGAAAAGCTGATTCACTCGATGGACGAGTATGAAGAGGTGACCCGCTCTATCCCCCGGCCTGAGCGCGAGAGCCTGGCGAAGTCCAATGCCGTAATCTACAGCGCCCGCCGGGATATTGGCTATACAGGCTATGCCCCGTATCGGCAGCAGCATGATGTGGTGCTAACCTCGCTCCTGACAAGTGAGCCCGACCCGCAGCGCAAAGTTAAAATGGCCGCCGACCCGGCATTATTGCAGGTGTGGTCCCGCTCTATTCGTGGCGCAAAAGCTGTAGTGTTGGCAGACGAACTGACTTCAGCGCCGGAAGGTGCAACTCTCGTGTCAGTTCCTGCAGTGAGCATGAGCCCGTACTTTGCACGCTGGTTGCATATCTATCAGCACCTGAGAGCGCATCCTGAATATCGCTTCGTCTGGTGTACCGACGGTACTGACGTTGAAATGCTGCGGGAACCTTGGGCAGAAATGGAGTCGGGTAAAATTTACGTTGGATCAGAGCACAAGACGTATTCCGATGAATGGATAAAGACTAATCACCACGGCAAAGCGTATAGCGATTTCATCGAGCAGCATCGTGATGAACCACTGCTTAATGCTGGTTTGCTTGGTGGCATCCGTGCAGACATCATGGAGTTTGCACACACGATCATCCGCCTTTACTACCGGATAGAGAGCTATCGCTTCTGGAAGATGGAGAAAGCACCCGCAACGCTGGTAGATATGGGAGCGTTCGGCGTGGCCGCAAAGTCATTCGGTGATCGAATAGTCACAGGCCCTAAGGTTCACACAGTTTTCAAAACGGATGGCATCGGGAAAGAGGTGGCATATTGGAAACACAAGTGAAGTACGTGGTAGTTGGTCACCATTCCCGTTTTGCCTCAGCAGCTTTGCTAGCTGGTGAACTTGGCGCACACCTTCTTATTGATGAAGGGAATCACGGTGCGAACTGGAATCACCGGCGCGCTATCGAATGGGCTGCTGAGCAACCTTGCCGTGTAGTCGTGCTGGAAGATGACGCGCTGCTGGTGCAGGGATTCACCGAAAAGGTAACTGACTGGCTGGTGCGTTTCCCTGACGACATGGTGAGCTTTTATCTCGGTACCGGCCGACCGCCGCAGTATCAGAAAGAGATAGCCGGAATGCTGGTGGATGCGGATCGCGTCTGTGGTGACCACATCGTATTAAGCAAGCTGATTCACGGCGTATGTTATAGCCCTCCTCAGGGAAGCTTGGCTCGCATGCTCAGCGCATGGAATAAAACGCTGGCAGCTGATTACGCCGTCGGTGAGGCATTCGGTGGCCGGGTGATTTATCCGTGTTACTCGCTGGTGGATCACGCTGACCTCCTGACGGTTGAGCGTCACCCTGACAACGATCCGAGGACGGAACGCCGGCGCGCATGGAGACTGGCATGAACAAAGAGCCCCGCGTATACGGCAGCCGATGGGATAAGGCACGTCTGCGTTTCCTGCAGCAGCACCCACTATGTGTTATGTGCGAGCAGCAGGGGCGCATAACACCAGCGACGGTGGTTGACCATATCGAACCCCACAAACTCAAAGATGCGCTTAAGTCAGGTAACCCGCTGGCCATATCGAAAGCACAGCTCCTGTTCTGGAGTAAAGATAACTGGCAGCCACTGTGCAAAGCACATCATGACTCAACGAAACAGAGAATGGAGAAGAGCGGGGCGGTAATAGGCTGTGATGCCAACGGCTACCCGCTCGATCCTGCGTCTCATTGGAGGGCGTAATGAAAGACCTCATCATTGAATACCGCGACGGTAAGTTTGTTCAGTTGGCGATTGATGGCGTGGAGATGAAGAGTGTTACCTCTATCCAGTTCTCCCACACCGTAGGCGAGAACGTACCGACACTGACCGTCTCAGGGCACGTGTGGTCCGAGTACGGGAAAGGTGATCAGAAACTCGAACAGGTAAACAAACATTCGGCATAGCGCGGCGGCGGCAATTCGATTACATACCATATGAAATAATTTCAAATGCAATGATGCCAAGTGGGAATGAATCTTATCTGGGCTGGGGGGGGGGGATCAAATCTTCAGAACCCTTGCCCCAAATGACCGCCGCCAAAGTTTGATTTTAACGCTAACCCGATTTTTTTAGTTTTAAGGTGTTGACATATGGCAGATAAACGAACCCGTTCCGACAGTTCGGCAGCAGCGGTTCAGGCCATGAAAAATGCAGCAGTGGACACCATCGATCCTCCGTCCCATGCAGGTTTGGAAAAAAAAGCCGAACCATTCTGGCATGACAATATCAGATCGAAAGCTCTGGACAGCTGGACGCCGGCCGACCTTCTGGCCGCTGTAGAACTGGCAAATAACCAGCTCTATATCACGGTTTTGCGTAAGGATTTACGCAAAGAAGAGCGAACACGCGGAGAGGGCCGCGACGAAGGGCTTATCAAAGACCTCCGCAAACAAATTGTTGAGCTGCAGCGAACTATTTTGGCTCAGCGCCGTGACCTCCAGATCCATTCCCACGCAACCAACGGCGAAAGCCGCGACCAGAAGAAACGCAATCAGAATGATCGTGATGCACGAAATACCAAAACCGAGCATCAGGACCAGGACGACAACCTGATCGCCTTTCCCAGGCACGGATAAAAGACTATGACGCGAGGTGAGCGTGTAATAGCGTTCATTGAGCGCTTTTGCATCGTGCCGGAAGGCAAGCTTATCGGCCAGCCTATGCGGTTGGACCCCTTTCAGAAAGATTTCATCCTGGCGGTTTACGACAATCCAGCCGGAACGGATATGGCGATCCTCAGCATCGCCCGAAAAAACGGTAAAACAGGCTTAATCGCTGGAATCCTCCTGGCTCACCTGGTGGGGCCTGAAGCGGTTCAGAACACGCAGATTGTCAGCGGTGCACTTAGCCGGGAACAGGCGGCCATCGTTTTTAACCTCGCGGTGAAGATGGTCAACCTGAATCCTAAGCTGCAGGAGATTGTTCACATTACGCCAAGCGGCAAAAAGCTGATTGGTTTGCCGTGTAACGTCGAATACAAGGCTTTATCCGCAGAAGGTAAGACGACGCACGGCCTTTCCCCCATTCTGGCCATTCTTGATGAAACCGGGCAGGTAAGGGGACCACAGGATGATTTTATCGATGCAATAACTACCGCGCAGGGGGCGCATGAGAACCCGCTGCTGGTTGTTATCAGTACGCAGGCAGCAAATGACGCCGACCTGCTGAGCATATGGATTGATGATGCAGTCAAATCGAAAGACCCGCACATCGTGTGCCACGTTTATGAAGCGCCAAAAGATGCTGATATCAGTAAACGCGAGTCCTGGCTGGCCGCGAACCCGGCGCTGGGCACATTCAGGTCAGAAAAAGACATGGCGCGCCAGGCTGAGAAAGCTGGCCGAATGCCAAGCTTCGAAAACACCTTCCGAAACCTCAACCTCAATCAGCGCGTTTCTACCGTATCGCCGTTTATTTCCCGCAGCGTGTGGGAGCTTTGCGGAGAGATACCGATTAACACCCCGAGGAAGTGGTACGCGGGGCTGGATCTGTCAGCCAGGAATGACTTAACGGCGCTGGTTATAGCTGGTGAAGCAGATGATGGAGTTTGGGATGTTTTCCCCTTCTTCTGGACACCGCAAAAGACTCTTGAAGAGCGAACCAAAACGGACCGCGCACCCTATGACGTTTGGGTGAGAGAGGGGCTGCTGCGCACCACGCCAGGCGCTTCGGTGGATTACTCATTCGTCGTTGCGGATATCGCTGAAATTATCGGTGATTTCGACCTTACTTCGATGGCTTTTGACCGCTGGCGTATTGACCAGTTCAGGAAGGATGCCGATGCCATTGGGTTGAGCCTCCCGCTGGTCGAGTTCGGCCAGGGCTTTAAGGATATGGGGCCAGCTGTAGACACGCTGGAGTCTCTGATGCTTAACGGGCGCGTGAGGCATGGCATGCACCCAGTATTAACGATGTGTGCTGTGAATGCGGTGGTGGTGAAAGATGCTGCTGGCAACCGCAAGCTCGATAAGTCCAAAGCAACAGGCCGTATTGATGGCATGGTCGCAATGACAATGTCCGTTGGTGCTGCTAATGGGGAAGTTACCGAACAGGGTGGTGACTTCGATGACTTCATTTTCCGACCGCTGAGCATGTGATGGAAGAACCTAAATACACGATTGACCTGCGAACCAATAACGGCTGGTGGGCAAGGCTGCAGTCCTGGTTTGTCGGCGGGCGTTTAGTCACCCCAAATCAGGGCTCACAGACGGGGCCTGTTTCGGCCCACGGACACCTGGGCGAATCATCCATTAACGATGAACGGATACTGCAAATTTCGACGGTTTGGCGCTGCGTGAGCCTGATTTCAACGCTCACGGCATGCTTACCGCTTGATGTCTTCGAAACCGACCAGAATGACAACCGCAAAAAAGTGGGTTTGAGCAATCCGCTGGCGCGACTGCTGCGCTACTCACCTAATCAGTACATGACCGCCCAGGAATTCAGGGAGGCCATGACGATGCAGCTCTGTTTCTACGGTAACGCGTATGCACTGGTGGACCGCAACAGCGCGGGTGACGTGATCAGCCTTCTCCCGCTTCAGTCTGCCAATATGGATGTGAAACTCGTCGGAAAAAAAGTGGTTTATCGCTATCAACGCGACAGCGAATACGCCGACTTTTCGCAGAGAGAGATTTTTCACCTTAAAGGCTTCGGATTTACCGGGCTGGTCGGCCTGTCACCCATTGCTTTTGCCTGTAAATCGGCAGGTGTGGCAGTTGCGATGGAGGACCAGCAGCGAGATTTCTTTGCCAACGGCGCCAAGTCTCCGCAAATCCTCTCAACCGGTGAAAAAGTGCTAACTGAACAGCAGCGCTCGCAGGTCGAAGAGAACTTCAAAGAGATCGCCGGCGGTCCGGTTAAAAAACGCCTCTGGATTCTGGAAGCGGGCTTTTCCACATCGGCAATTGGCGTAACGCCGCAGGATGCCGAAATGATGGCGTCCCGAAAATTTCAGGTAAGTGAACTGGCGCGATTCTTTGGCGTACCGCCTCACCTTGTCGGCGACGTCGAGAAATCAACGAGCTGGGGATCGGGCATCGAGCAGCAGAATCTCGGCTTCCTGCAGTACACCCTGCAGCCCTATATCTCCCGGTGGGAAAATAGCATTCAGCGGTGGCTTATTCCTGCTAAGGATGTTGGCCGCATTCATGCTGAGCACAACCTCGACGGCCTGCTGAGGGGCGATTCGGCATCCCGCGCTGCCTTTATGAAGGCAATGGGTGAGGCAGGGCTACGCACCATCAACGAGATGCGACGAACGGACAACCTCCCGCCATTACCGGGTGGCGATGTGGCAATGCGCCAGTCGCAATACGTGCCGATCACCGATTTAGGAACCAACAAAGAGCCCCGTAATAACGGGGCTTAATTTTTATGGGGGCCGTAATGCCTGAGATCGTAAAAACGCTGTCCTTCGACGAGACAGAAATCAAATTCACCGGTGACGGTAAGCAGGGGATTTTTGAAGGCTATGCCTCTGTTTTTAATAACACCGATTCCGATGGCGACATCATTCTGCCCGGGGCGTTTAAAAACGCCCTGGCGAACCAGACCCGCAAAGTGGCGATGTTTTTCAACCACAAGACGTGGGAGCTGCCGGTTGGCAAATGGGACAGCCTGGCTGAAGACGAAAAAGGCCTGTATGTGCGCGGTCAACTTACGCCAGGGCACAGCGGCGCCGCCGACCTGAAAGCGGCAATGCAGCACGGTACAGTTGAGGGTATGTCGGTTGGCTTTTCCGTTGCGAAAGACGATTACACCATCATTCCCACAGGCCGAATTTTTAAGAATATCCAGGCTCTGCGCGAAATCAGCGTCTGCACTTTCCCCGCCAACGAACAGGCTGGCATCGCAGCCATGAAAAGTGTCGATGGCATTGAAACGATCCGTGATGTTGAGAACTGGCTGAGGGATTCAGTCGGCCTCACCAAATCACAGGCAGTAGGGCTAATAGCCCGGTTTAAGTCAGCGATTCGGAGCGAGTCCGAGGGCGACGGAAACGAAGCACAAATCAACGCTCTGCTTCAGAGCATCAAATCTTTCCCTTCTAATTTAGGTAATTAATTATGTCTGAACTCGCTCTCATTCAAAAAGCTATCGAAGAATCCCAGCAGAAAATGTCTCAACTTTTCGATGCGCAGAAAGCAGAAATCGAAAGCACTGGTCAGGTTTCCAAGCAGCTGCAGTCCGACCTTGCGAAAGTGCAGGAAGAGCTGACCAAATCCGGTACCCGCCTCTTCGATCTTGAACAAAAACTGGCATCCGGCGCTGATAATCCGGGTGAGAAGAAATCCTTCTCTGAACGAGCTGCTGAAGAGCTCATTAAGTCATGGGACGGTAAACAGGGCACCTTCGATGCGAAGACGTTCAATAAGTCTCTCGGCAGTGATGCAGACTCTGCAGGCTCGCTGATCCAGCCAATGCAGATCCCCGGCATCATCATGCCAGGACTGCGCCGTCTGACCATTCGTGACCTGCTGGCGCAGGGCCGCATCTCCAGCAACGCTCTGGAATACGTCCGTGAAGAGGTGTTTACCAATAACGCCGACGTGGTGGCCGAGAAAGCGCTGAAGCCCGAATCGGATATCACCTTCAGTAAGCAAACCGCGAACGTGAAGACGATCGCCCACTGGGTGCAGGCATCGCGTCAGGTTATGGACGATGCGCCAATGCTGCAGTCATACGTCAACAACCGCCTCATGTACGGCCTGGCGCTGAAGGAGGAAGGTCAACTGCTGAACGGTGACGGTACCGGGGATAACATCAAAGGGTTGAACAAAGTGGCCACCGCTTACGACACCTCGCTGAATGCTACCGGCGACACCCGCGCTGACATTATCGCTCACGCTATTTATCAGGTGACAGAGTCTGAGTTTAGCGCTTCCGGTATTGTCCTGAACCCGCGGGACTGGCACAACATCGCGCTGCTGAAAGACAATGAAGGCCGCTATATCTTCGGTGGTCCTCAGGCGTTTACCAGCAACATCATGTGGGGTTTGCCAGTGGTTCCGACTAAGGCGCAGGCCGCCGGCACCTTTACGGTGGGCGGTTTCGATATGGCCTCTCAGGTCTGGGATCGCATGAATGCCACCGTGGAAGTCAGCCGTGACGACCGCGACAACTTCGTGAAAAACATGCTGACCATTCTGTGCGAAGAACGCCTGGCGCTGGCGCACTATCGCCCGGCGGCCATCATCAAGGGCACTTTCTCTTCTGGCTCATGATGGAGGGGGCGGGGTAACCCGCCCTTTTAACGTATGGCGATAGATGTTCTCGATGTAATTGGCCTCCGCCTGTTCAAACAGCAGATTGAGTTTGAGGAAGACGACAGGGACGAGTTGATCACCCTGTACGCGCAGGCGGCTTTTGACTACTGCATACGCTGGTGCGATGAACCGGCATGGAAAGTTGCAGCTGATATTCCTGCAGCCGTTAAGGGCGCCGTTCTCCTTGTCTTTGCTGACATGTTTGAACACCGCACCGCGCAAAGCGAAGTTCAGCTATATGAGAACGCTGCCGCCGAACGCATGATGTTCATCCATCGCAACTGGCGCGGTAAATCTGAACCTGAGGAGGGCTCCTGATGGAACCTGGACGATTCAGGCACAGGGTAAAAATTCTCACCTTCACGACTTCGCGCGATCCATCTGGTCAGCCGGTTGAATCGTGGACTGGTGGCAACCCGGTCCCGGCTGAGGTAAAGGGGATCAGCGGCAGAGAGCAGCTTTCAGGCGGCGCGGAAACGGCGCAGGCAACCATTCGCGTCTGGATGCGCTTCAGGTCAGAGCTGAATGCCTCTTCTCGTCTGGAAGTGCTCAGCGGCCCGTATAAAGGTCAGGTGCTAAATATCATCGGTCCTCCTGTAGCAAATGCGACCGGCACTCGCCTGGAAATTCTTTGCAAAACGGGAGCTGAAAAATGATTGAGACGAGCCTCGATTTTTCCGGGTTAAATGACATCGCAAAGGATCTGGAGGCGCTTAGCCGCGCTGAAAACAACAAGGTTCTGCGTGATGCCACGCGCGCTGGCGCCGAAGTGCTTAAGGAAGAAGTGATCGCCCGCGCTCCGGTGCGGACCGGGAAACTGAAAAAAAACGTGGTGGTGGTGACCCAAAAAAGCCGCCGCCGCGGGGAAATTTCTTCCGGAGTCCACATTCGTGGTGTTAACCCGCGCACCGGGAACAGCGATAACACGATGAAGGCGAATAACCCGAGAAACGCCTTTTACTGGCGATTCGTCGAAATGGGTACCGTTAACATGCCGCCGCACCCTTTCATTCGTCCCGCGTTCGATGTACGCCAGGAGCAGGCGACGGAGGTCGCAATCAGGCGCATGAACCAGGCCATTGACGAGGCATTAAGCAAATGACGGAAGACGATCTCTATCCTCTGCTGGCGCCGCTGGCCGGAGGGCAGGTTTATCCCTACGTTGCGCCGCTCGGCAGTGACGGGAAGCCTTCAGTCTCTCCGCCCTGGGTAATTTTCTCGATTATTACCGACGTGGCCGCAGACGTTCTTTGCGGTCAGGCTGAATCTGCCGTTTCTGTGCAGGTTGATGTCTATTCCAGCACCATCGCTGAAGCGCGCACGATCAGGAATATGGCGCTTGATGCACTGCAGGTGCTGAAGCCGGAAAGCATTGTGAAAACGCCGGGCTATGAGCCTGATCTGCGCTATCACCGGGCAACGCTCGAATTTCAGGTAACCGTTTAACTTTACCCACCATAACAGACCGTTCCGGCGGTCTTTTTTTTTAACTGGAGAAACCATGACCAGTAAGTATGAAGTCACAAAGGGGATGACCTTTGCCGTCTCCGACGCACCCGTAACCGCCGAGGATTTTAACGCCTCAGGTTTCCCGGGGGCTGGTGTTACCTGGCTGGAAGCAGCCTGTGCAACAAAGGAGATCACCTTCACCGGCGGGCAGAAAGGGGATATCGACGTAACCACGCTGTGCTCAACTGAACAGGAGCAAACCAACGGCCTCGCCGCGCCTGCTGAAATGAGCATTACCCGTAACTGGGTTGGCGATGAAGCAGCACAGGAGGCACTGCAGACCGCTTACGAAAATGACGAACTGCGCGCGCTGCGCGTGGTATTCCCGTCTGGCAACGGTTTCTACGTGCTGGTGGAGGTACGCCAGAGCTCATGGTCTGCTGCAACCTCTTCCGTTGTTGGCGCTACCTATTCTCTGCGTGTACGCGGCAAACCTAAACGCATCCACGCGTCTGGTTCTTGAGCGGCTTCGGCCGCTTTTTTTATCCCTTCGACCATGTAACAAGAGAAAAATGAAATGGCGCAAAAAACATCACAGAATTCATTACGCAACGTGGCGCTTACAGCATCGAAAGCCTATCGCACCAAAGAAGGTATCACGGTCCCTGAATGGGATGGCGCAAAGGTAACGCTGCGTGAACCTTCTGGCGATGCCTGGGTGAAATTCAGGGAGATCGTTAATCCCCAGCTCGCCGATGGCGAAGAGGCACCGACGCTGACGGAGGCTGAAAAGTTTCTGCGTAACAAAGAGGCTGATGTGGTTCTGTTTATTGACGTTCTGCTGGATGAAAACGGCGAGCGCGTATTCAGCGATGAGGATCAGGAGCAGGTATCTAAAATTTATGGTCCTGTGCACTCCCGCCTGCTGGCTCAGGCCCTCAACCTCGGAATGAGCCAGGAAGAAGCGGGAAAGCCGTAAAGCAGCCGCTGACCTTTTTCCTGATGTCGCTCGCGCTCCGGATGGGGCGCACTCTTCACGAACTGCGCCAGACCATGACCGCCAGCGAGCTCAAAATGTGGATCGAGTTCGACCGCATCAGTCCAATTGGTGACTGGCGCGCCGATGCACAGTCGGCGCAGATCTCCGTTGCAATGCTGAACTCTCAGGGTGGGAAATTCACCATTCCTGACGTGATGCTGAAGTGGGGAGAGCAGGAAGAGGTCGCAGAAGTCTCAGAACTCGAAAATTGGATATCCGGTCTTTGACGCCCGCGGCTGCGGGCTTTTTTTATGGGTGAAATATGGCAACGCTGCGCGAGCTAATCATCAAAATTTCGGCGAACTCATCTTCTTTCCAGTCAGAGATCGCCAGAGCGTCCCGCATGGGAACGGATTACTACCGCACTATGGAACAGGGCGGGAAAAAAGCTGCAGCGGCCACGCGTGAAACTCAGCGGTCTTTGGCTGACCTGAACTCTCAGCTAGCAACAGTACGATCCTCTGCTGCCGGGCTTGCCGGTGCGTGGGCTGGTGCATTTGCCACGCATCAGTTGATTCAGTTTGCCGACACGTGGAACCAGTTGAATGGGCGTCTTCGCCTTGCGTCCTCTTCCAGTGAGGATTACGTGCAATCCCAGCGTGTGCTGATGGAGATTAGCCAGCGCACCGGAACCTCCCTCGAGGCAAACAGCAACCTGTACAGCAGAATTGCGCAGTCCCTGCGTGATGCCGGTTACGATTCTGCTGACGTCGCAAAAGTTACGGAAACCGTAGCAACCTCACTGAAGCTGTCTGGCGCCAGTACCGAAGAGGCGAGTTCTGTTATCACCCAGCTTAGCCAGGCACTTGGCTCAGGCGTTTTGCGAGGTGAAGAATTTAACTCCATCATGGAGAACGGTGGCCGCCTGGCGAAACTGCTGGCTGATGGGCTGGGTACCACTGTTGGTGGCCTGCGAAATATGGCCAACAACGGCGAGCTGACGACCAACAAGATCGTCCCGCTGCTGACCAACGTTGAGATCCTCCGTAAAGAATTCGACACCCTTCCTGCATCCATCAGCGGATCTGCACAGAAAGTGCAAAACGCCTTTCTCGCATGGGTTGGCGGGGCGAATGATGCTGTCGGCGCATCATCCACGCTTTCTGGCGTGCTGGATGGTCTGGCGAATAACATCGATGATGTGGCAAATACAGCCGGTCTTCTGGTTGGTGTTGGCCTCGCTCGTTATTTTGGCAACATGGTCGGCAGCGTTGCTCAGTCAACCCGGGCAGTCCTCGCTAATACGGCCGCCGAGGTCGCGCTGGCGCAGGCTCAGGTCCGTGGAGCTCAGGTTAGCGTTGCTGCTGGTCGCCAGGCTGTTTACCGCGCTCAACAGGCGCGTGCAGCGGCGACGAGTATTGAGGCTCAGATTGTCGCTGAGCGTAATCTTGCTGCTGCTCAGGCATCACTGAATACGGCGCTTGCTGGCAGGACTTCGGCCGTTAATAACCTCACCAATACAGCCTCGGTGATGTCCCGCCTGGGTAGTGGCGTTCTTGGTATTCTCGGTGGCTGGCCTGGAGTGATTATCGGTGCCGGCGCTGCGATGTATGGCCTGTATCAGCATACCCAGCAGGTGCACCGTGAGGCGGTAGGTTTTGCCAACAACCTCGACGAGATCAACACCAAGCTCCAGCAGATGTCGGTGCTTGGCCTGCGTTCGACCGCGGCTGATGCCCGTACATCTTTACAGGCGCAAAAACAGGACCTGGCCGACCTCGACTCTCAGATCGCGAAGGTGAAAGACAGCCTTAAGGCGGTTGACCAAATCCAGCAGGACTACAACCGCCATCCGACGCTGACCCTGATCAACACCTTCATGGACCAGGCCGACATCACGGCCAAAAACATCGAGCTGACCGACAAGCTGAACCAGCTGGAGTACCAGCGCGAACAGGCAGCCTCAAAAGTCGAGCAAACGCAGAAGCTGGTAAACAATGCCAGTGACCTGGCCACGCAAAAGGCTATCGAACAGGCTGGTGCCGTATCAATCCTGAAAGGTGCGTATGACCTGCTTAACCGCTCAATGTCAGCGACCGCTGGCGCCAAGCCGCCACAATATTCCGGGCCCGTCGTTTCACTGGCGAACGCAACGCCCCAACAGCAAACCGCACTGGAGCGCTCGCGCCGCGATAATGAGCTGGCCAGCTTAAGCGGATTAGAGAAACTCCATCAGCAGCACGTCTACGAAGCAGAAGATCTGAAGCTGACGGGGGCGCTTTACACACAGTACATCTACAACAAGGATCAGGCAGCCAAAAAGGATGCAGCAGCTGCAGAGGCAAAAAAAACCTCCACTGCTGCCTCAAATGCGCAGAGTAAAGCCGAGCGCGAAGCGGCCAGCACCGCCGAACAGTATTCCCGGAAAATGGCCGATCTGAGCGTGGCTATCGACGTGCAACGCGTTCGGGCCACGGAAGGTGAAAAAGCCTCGGAGCTTTACGCTGCATCGCACCAGGCAGGCACTAAATGGACCGACGAGCAGCGCAAGGCGATCCAGGCATCATCAGCAGAGCTGGCAAAATGGACGCAAAAAGCCGACGAGAACGTGCGCAAGCAGCGCGAACAAGCTGATGCCCTGAAGGATTTAACTGAAGCGGCCAGAAAGTTCAGGGATGAGGCGACGCTGACAACCGAAACCGCAGGCATGAGTGATCGCCAGCGCAGCCGGTTCGACGAGACGCAACAGATCGACCGTGTTTTTGCTAAAGCAGGTGGCGACAAAAGCACCCAGGCTGTGATAGCTCGAAGCGAAGCCCTCGATGCTCTGGATAAGAAATACAAGGCTATTGCAGCAGCTGAAGCGGACTGGATGTCCGGAGTATCACGCGGCTATGCCAACTGGTTTGATGAAATCAGTAACGTATCCGGAACGGTTTCTGACGGGGTGAAAACCACACTCGACAGCGCGTTTGGTAACGTCACCTCAATGCTCGAAGGCAATAAAGTTAGCTGGAAATCGTGGGGTATTTCTGTCCTGCAGATCATTGAAAAAGTGGCGCTGCAGATGGCGGTGGTCAGCGCGATGGGTGGTGCCTCTTTCGGTTCTGGCATTTTTGGCTCACTCATCGGCAGTGTGGGCAGTTTCTTCGGGGGCGGGGCGGGAGCATCAGCCAGCACCGGTACAGCGGTTTCCAGTTACGGCTCGAGCTTCCAGTTTAATGCCAAAGGCGGCGTTTATGACTCTCCATCCCTGAGCGCTTTCAGTAATGGGATCGTCAGAAACCCAACAATGTTCGCTTTCGCAAAAGGCGGGGCCGGAATCATGGGCGAGGCTGGCCCGGAGGCAATCATGCCGCTGACCCGCGCGCCGGATGGTTCTCTCGGTGTTCGTGCGGTCGGAGGTGGCGGCGGTCAGTCCGTATCGTCGGCGCCACAGGTTTATATCACTATCGATGGCAACGGCAACACCTCAACGCAAACCTCACCAGGCCTTGAGCAATTTGGTGCCGAAGTCGGGAAATTTGTCGATCAGCGATATAAGCAGAATGTAATGCGTGATATCCGCCCCGGCGGTGACATCTGGAACGCAATGAAAGGAACCCGATAACTATGGCCATTGAAACTTTCACCTGGTGCCCACGAATTAACGCGGAGGCTGATACAAATTTCCGCGTCAGGAAAGCACAGTTTGGTGATGGATATGAGCAGGTTTCAGGGGATGGATTGAACACCAGAACTCAGCAGTGGACGCTTAACTTCACTGGCAACGAAACCTACATTTCTGCCATTAAGTCTTTCCTCGACAGGCATGAAGGAACGAAAGCCTTCCAGTGGAAGCCGCCGCTCGAACCTTTGGGTTTGTATCGTTGCGAAACGTATAAACCCACCGGGCTGGGCGCGGGGAAATTCAACCTTGAAGCAACATTCATCCAGGCATTTAAACCATGAGCTTAAACGCAGACTATCAGAAGCTTGAATCCGGAAACGATGTTCGTCTGATTGAGGTGGACGGTTCTTCCTTTGGGCTAACGGACGTTCTCCGCTTTCACAATTACAGCATTCCCCACACAGAAGCGGAAATCATCGACGCTGGTGGGGATGAGTCCAGGCTTCCGGCGAAACCAATCTGGTGGCAGGGAAATGAATATGCCGCCTGGCCATATCAGCTGGAGGGTCTGGAGAAATCAACAAGTGGGAGCAATGCAACGCCTTCACTGGCGGTTGCGAACATCGAAAGCTCCATTTCTGCGCTGTGTCTTGCGTATGACGATCTGCTGCAAGCGAAAGTCACTATTCACGACACAAAAGAGAAGTATCTCGATGCCAGAAATTTCGCAGACGGCAACCCCACAGCAGACCCGACTCAGGAAAAGCTGCAGGTCTGGTATATCGACGGGAAAACGGGCGAGCTTGCCGGTGAAACCGTTGAATTTGTTCTGTCGAGCCCGATGGACCTGCAGGGGCAAATGATCCCTACGCGACAGCTTCATTCCCTTTGTACCTGGTGCATCCGGAATAAATATCGCACCGGCGACGGCTGCGACTATGCCGGAACCCGCTATTTCGATAAAAACAACAACCCGGTAAGCGATCCGTCGCTGGATGAATGCAACGGCACGCTGACCGCCTGCAAACTTCGGTTCGGTGAAAATAACGAGCTATCGCATGGTGGTTTCCCAGGCACGTCTTTGATCAGGAGCTGATATGCGTCAGAAAACCATTGATGCGATTATGGCGCATGCTGCAGCCGAATATCCCCGCGAGTGCTGCGGCGTTGTGGCGCAGAAAAGCCGTGTCGAACGTTATTTCCCGTGCCGGAATCTTGCAGCGGCGCCGGAGGACAATTTTGTCCTTTGCCCGGAAGATTACGCAACTGCTGAGGGCTGGGGAACGGTGATCGCCATAGCTCACAGTCACCCTAATGCCACGACGCAACCGAGCGAACTGGATAAAGCGCAATGCGATGCAACGCTTTTGCCGTGGCATATCGTGAGTTGGCCGGAGGGAGATTTACGCACCATCCAGCCACGCGGAGAACTGCCGCTGCTGGAGCGTCCGTTTGTGCTTGGTCACTTTGACTGCTGGGGGCTGGTAATGAGTTATTTCCGGCAAACACATGGTATCGAGCTCCACGATTACCGGGTGGATTATCCCTGGTGGGAAAACGACTATCCGGACAACTTCTATCAGGATTGCTGGTATGAGTGCGGATTCCGTGAATTCGACGGGCCACCGAAACCCGGCGATATGGTGATCATGCAGGTCCAGGCTGATAAGTGGAACCACGCGGGAATCCTGCTGGAGGGTAATATGCTGCTGCACCACCTGTATGGACATCTGAGCCAGCGCGTGCCGTATGGTGGATACTGGCAGGAACGAACGATGAAGATTCTACGTTACAAATCTCTGTGCTAACCTTTTGCAAAACGAAAAAAGAGGTTAGGGATATGAGGAAGTTTCTTTCGATATTGGCGTGTAGCCTGATTATTATTGGTTGCACACCTTCTGAAAAGGATTTTATTGACATGGGGGAGTCCTTAGTCAAAGACACCCTTAAAGATCCGGACAGCGCTAAGTTTGAATCATTTTTCCGTGATTTTGGTGAAAATACTGGATATGTTTGCGGTCATGTGAATGCTAAAAATTCATACGGCGCATATACGGGTAAAAAACCATATTATGTGCGGATTGAGGTCAAAGATGGGAAGGTCAATAATCATGGACCAATCATCATTATTAATGACCAAGACCAAAAGAAAATCGATTCCTATGAGTCAATCTGTCAAAAGGACTGATATGCGATGAAAAAGATTATCCTCCCAATTTTTATCTTCTTGCTGATGGGGTGTTCTGTTTCCTCACTGGAAGAACAAAAACCTATTTTATCAGAGCATTCAACAAAAACTGTTGATGAGGTCAACCGTTGCCTTGCTCCTAAATGGGTGGAGCTACGTTCTTCAAGCACCAGCATACCCACTGAATCAGGATACAAAATCACAGCATCAGACGATATATTCGGTGCTCTTTCAGTAGTGAATATCGATAAATCAGCTACAGGCGGAAGTGACATACAGGTTTATGCCGTCGCGAAAGGATGGAACGACCACTGGGCTACTGCCGCCAGATCATGTCTTTGAAAAAGCCAAAAATAATCTAAGCCATCTTCGGGTGGCTTTTTTTATGGGGAATGAAAATGTCAGAGGTTATGACCCGAATTGAGCTCGGCGGTGTTTTGGGCAAAACCTACGGGAAGGTTCACCATCGCCTAATAAGAACAACCGCAGAGGCGATCAACTCTGTTACAAAAACAATAGACGGGCTGGAGAAATTTTTGATAACCAGCAAAGCAAGGGGCCTGACCTACGCCGTCTTTAAAGATAAAAAAAATATCGGAAAAGATGATTTTGGTTTTCCGGTAACAGGGGAGGTTATTCGAATTGTCCCTGTGGTGATCGGAAGTAAAAAAGCCGGGGTATTACAGACAATTCTTGGCGCCGTGCTCGTCGTTGTTGGGGTAGCCATTGGCTATTTCTCAGGTGGCACTCTATCAGCTGTGGGGTACGGGGCTGCGAAATTCGGTGCAGCCATGATGCTGGGGGGGGTTGTCCAAATGCTATCTCCTCAACCTGCAGGTCTGGCCAGCAAACAAAGCGCAGATAACCGTGCATCCTACGCGTTTGGTGGCGTAACAAACACCGCGGCTCAAGGTTACCCGGTACCGCTCCTGTATGGCCGCCGGCGGATAGGCGGAGCGATTATTTCTGCGGGAATTTATGTCGAAGATCAGCAGTAGGTAACTAACTTTTTTTCTGGCCACCTTCGGGTGGCTTTTTTTTATGGGCGCAATATGGCTACAGATAAAGTGTTAAAGGGCCGCAAGGGCGGCAGCTCCAGTTCACGAACCCCTACCGAGCAGCCTGATGATCTGCAATCTGTAGCGAAGGCAAAAATCCTCATTGCGCTTGGGGAGGGGGAGTTTGCAGGGCAGCTAACCGGCAAAGATATCTACCTGGACGGAACGGCGCTGGAGAATGCCGACGGCTCCCAAAACTTCAGCGGCGTGACGTGGGAGTTTCGCGCGGGAACGCAGGCGCAAAAGTATATTCAGGGTATTCCCGGTACCGAAAACGAGATCAGCGTGGGAACTGAGGTATCAAGCGCTACAGCCTGGACGCGCACGTTTACCAATACGCAGCTTTCAGCAGTTCGTCTGCGTCTGAAATGGCCCTCGCTTTTCAAACAGGAGGACGACGGCGATCTGGTTGGTTACTCGGTCAATTATGCGATTGACCTGCAGACGGACGGCGGCGCATGGCAGACGTTACTCAATACCAGTGTGACCGGAAAAACGACGTCTGGTTATGAGCGCAGCCATCGTATTGATTTACCGCAGGCGGGCAGCACCTGGACAATCCGCCTGCGTAAGATTACCTCTGACGCCAACAGCGCGAAGATCGGCGACACGATGACGCTGCAGAGCTTCACTGAGGTGATTGACGCCAAGTTACGATATCCAAACACAGCGTTACTCTACATCGAATTCGATTCCAGCCAGTTTAACGGCTCTATCCCGCAGATCTCCTGCGAGCCACGCGGCCGTGTTATCCGCGTTCCAGATAACTACGATCCTGAAACGAGGGCTTACAGCGGTACGTGGACCGGTGCGTTTAAGTGGGCATGGACGGATAACCCTGCGTGGATTTTTTACGACCTGGTTGTTTCTGACCGGTTCGGCCTCGGGCACCGTTTGACCGCTGCGAATATTGATAAATGGACGCTTTATCAGGTTGCCCAGTATTGTGATCAGATGGTACCAGACGGCAAAGGGGGAGACGGCAAAGGGGGCAACGGAACCGAACCACGTTATACCTGCAACGTGTACATTCAGGATCGGAACGATGCCTACACAGTCCTGCGTGATTTTGCCGCTATCTTCCGTGGCATGACCTACTGGGGCGGGGATCAGATTGTGGCCCTGGCTGACATGCCGCGCGATGTTGATTACAGTTACACGCGCGCTAACGTTGTTGGCGGTCGCTTCACCTATTCGAGCAGCACCACAAAAAGCCGCTACACCACAGCCCTGGTTTCATGGTCAGACCCGGGTAACGCTTATGCCGACGCGATGGAGCCGGTTTTTGAGCAGGCGCTGGTGGCGCGATACGGTTTCAATCAACTGGAAATGACAGCCATCGGTTGCACCCGACAGTCAGAGGCGAACCGAAAGGGGCGCTGGGGCATTCTCACCAACAACAAGGATCGCGTTGTTTCGTTTGATGTCGGGCTGGACGGAAACATTCCGCAGCCGGGCTACATCATCGCCGTGGCAGACGAGCTGCTTTCCGGAAAGGTTATGGGTGGCCGCATCAGCGCCGTTAACGGTCGCGTAATCAAACTTGACCGAGTGGCGGATGCAGTAGCAGGTGATCGCCTTATTCTCAACCTTCCCTCCGGATCTTCGCAGAGCAGGACCATTCAGGCCGTGAACGGGGAATCAGTCACAGTCACCACTGCGTACAGTGAGACGCCGCAGGCCGAAGCTGTTTGGGTGGTTGAGTCAGATGAACTTTACGCCCAGCAGTATCGTGTTGTCAGTGTCTCCGATAACAATGATGGTACCTTCTCGATTACTGGCGCATGGCACGATCCGGATAAATATGCCCGTATTGATACCGGAGCCATCATTGACCAGCGGCCGGTGAGTGTGATCCCGCCGGGTAACCAGTCGCCGCCTGCGAACATCGTAATCAGCTCCTTTTCAGTGGTGCAGCAGAATATCAGCGTCGAAACTATGCGGGTGAGCTGGGACCAGGCGCAGAACGCTATAGCCTATGAGGCACAGTGGCGCCGCAATGACGGGAACTGGGTAAACGTGCCGCGCAGCTCCACCACCTCATTTGATGTATCGGGTATTTATGCAGGGCGCTACCTCGTGCGTGTGCGTGCCATTAATGCCGCTGAAATTTCCTCTGGCTGGGGCTACTCCGAAGAGAAAACGCTGACGGGCAAGGTGGGAAATCCACCGAAACCTGTCGGCTTTGCGACAACGCCGATCAACTGGGGGATTCGCCTGAACTGGGGATTCCCGGCTAACACCGGGGATACACTGAAAACGGAAATTCAGTACACCGCGAACAGTGATTTCTCAAATCCTCTTTTGCTGTCGGATGTGCCTTATCCTTCTGCTGAATACACTCAACTGGGATTAAAAGCGGGGCAGGAATTCTGGTACCGTGCGCAGCTGGTAGACAGAACGGGTAATGAATCCGGCTGGACCGACTGGGTTCGTGGTGAATCTAATGCGAATGCTGACGACTACCTGGGCGATATTGCTGATGACTTCCTGACGTCTGCCGATGGTGACCGCCTGACAGGCGACATTGATACCAACCTTGAAGGGATCCTGCAGAACGCGCTGGCCAACCACGGAACCGTTGAGCATCAGTTTCAGCAGTTTGGGGAGGTTCGCGCAGACATTCTGGTAGTTAAAACGACCATTGCGCAGGTAGATAAAGCCATGGCTGAAATGTCCACGCAGGTGCAGGCGCAGTTCAATGATGTGACTGCCGCTCTGGAAGATAAGCTCACCGCTGTGGTTGATGCGACCGGGGCATCTGCAATTTACACCCTTAAAACCGGGGTTCGAATAAACGGTGTGATGTATAACGCCGGGATGTCGATCGCGGTACTGGCGGAAGCGGGTAAGCCGGTAGTCACTCGTGTCGGGTTTAACGCCAACCAGTTCGTCCTGATGAGTGGCAGCGGTGATACGCAGTATTCACCGTTTGCTGTGGTGAATGGTCAGGTGTTTATCAGTGATGCGTTTATTCAGAATGGCAGTATCACCAATGCCAAAATTGGTAATTTTATTCAGTCGAATAACTTCGTTGCAGGTTCAACTGGCTGGCGCATTGATAAAAATGGAAATGCTGAATTGCATGGCAAACTTTACGCTGACAGTGGCCAGTTTGCATTTAATGGCACCAATAACACTGTCGTCATCAACGGGAATGGGCTGACGGTTAATTTGTCCGGTGGTGGTCGGGTTGTAGTCGGGAGGTGGTGATATGCCGGAGGGGATATTAATCGACTATAACGATGGACGACCGGCAATGGCAATTACTGCAGGGTTGCGTGCTCCCAGTTTTTGTACATCGTTCTCGGGCTGGTCATCCCAGTTCATGCAGTACCCGGTCAATACCCCGCTTGTTCCCGGTTCGCAGGCTATTGTTGTGCCAACCAATCCCATCTACATCTATTCCTTTGCTGAATTCGACGTGGCCATAATGACGGGTGTCACCCGCAACGGTGATTCAGGGATAATTATCGGGGCTGAGACAATCGGTGGGAAAAACATTGTCCCTGACTGGTCAGGTTACGTTATGGAGCTGCTTCCTGCGGCGACCTATAACGAAGGATTACTGGTTTCAAACTCGACTGACTTCACCGCTATATCCAACCAGGCCGCGCTGATGACCTGCGCTTATTCCGGACGCATTACGGTTAACGGCAGTGCGCCGCTTCCGGTAAGCGGTATTCCTTTTGGCAAATGGGATAACCCGAATGTGTCGGTGGGGTTTGACGGCGGCAATATCATCGTGCGCGACATTTCCTACTCGGGGCGGGACGACGTGGCCGGAACGGCGACGATTGACCTGGTGATATTCAATCAGACCGCACCTGTCGGCGGCGACGGTATCACGATGACCAACGCCGCAGGCCAGGTCACGTTCTCCACGCTGAAACGCCCCTTTGTGTATGACCGACAAATCCAGATAACTGATGCCTTTCAGGATATTGGCGGCGGGTTCTGCCAGATAGTCTATACCGGCGTTCAGGTACGAATGATTGGTGGATGGGGAAATATCAGAACCAAAGGCGTGGTCATGTCAGGCGGTAGCGTCAGGTCAGCCTACAACAAAGTGTTTGCGGACCGCAATTCTGGTGCATGGGATATGACCCGTAACAGAAATATCGCCATGCCCATTCTAATTCTTCCGAACATGTACTGAGGAAAAACTATGTCAGCAGGAACCTTAACCCTGACGAATAACTCTGCTGCGGTTGCTGGCAGCGGGACCGCGTTTACTACCGAGGTGGCGGCCGGAGATTTTATTGTTGTCACTGTCGGTGGTGTTCCCTATACGCTTCCGGTTAAGTCCGTGGAAAGCGGTACAGCGTTGACGCTGGTCAGTAACTTTACCGGGCCAACACAATCTGGCGCGGCCTGGTCAGCGGTTCCCCGCGTAGCGCTGAATATGGTTACCGCTGCACTGGTTACCCAGAGCGCAGAGGCGCTTCTCGGCCTGAACTACGACAAACAGAACTGGCAGCAGGTATTCAGCGGTACCGGGACAATAACTGTAAAGTTACCTGACCAATCAACGTTTACCGGCCCATC